CACCTCCTGTGGCACGTCCTCGTCCGCACCGTAGGTCTTCTCCTCCTGCACCTTGGTGTAGTCCTGTGCGTTGAGTCCGTTGGTGTCCACACCGAGATAATTGTAGAACTGATTCAAGATGTGGTTGGTCATGCCCGATGAATGCCAAGGGATGATGAAGAACACTCTCGGGTCCGCCATGGCAGCACGTGTGTGGATGTCATCCATGCCCACAAGGATGTTTCCTGCCCGGTCGTACATCTTGTTGAGGTCGAACAGACCCAGCTTGCCGTTACGGCTGAACGGCTCAATGCCCACCACGTCATCGAAGTCAAGCGTGTAGTACTTGCCGTCACGCTCGTTGTAGTAGACAGGAGCGTCCTTGAAGTCCTTGTCCACCTCCCGGTATCCCTTGCCCTTGCCCATGAGCGAGCCGTTCACATAGCCGTTCATGCTCGCCACAAGTTCAACTCCCTCCAGCTGCTTGGAGTTCGCCTGCAGGGCACCGCCCAGCATACCCACCTGCATGAGGTTCATGAACACATCCGGAGACAACCGCTCTACGTTGTCGCTCCACGACCACTGTCTGATACCGCCACGGAGAGCCTGCTGGGCAGCGTATACCATAGCCGACCTCACGTCCTTCTTCGCCATGTTCAGCAGTTTCGTCCGCTCGGCATTGGTCGTCTCGTCAGCGAATGCCTTGAGCAACAGGTTCTGATGGGAGAGCTGCTTGCTCCGCTTGTCTCGCTTCTCGGGGTTGTTCAGACCCAGAGCCACCATCGTGTCACCCAGATCGTTGTTCGATGCCGTCTGTATGGACTTTCCTGCTGCCGAGCCGTGGCTGTTGCGGTATCGCTGCACACCGGGGAACTCCACTATCGCCTCCTGCGCCCTTGTGATGTCAAGAGCCACATCCTCCGGATAGTGCTTCCATGAGTCCGTCCTCAGCGTCCATTGTCCGCCCTTCTTCTCTATCGCCATTGACTTGATGTAGCCTGTCAGGTCTGACACGCTCACCAAGTCCACGGCAGCACGGTATCTCTTGTCAAGCTCGCCTATCCGCTTCTTTGCGTCAGCAAGTTCCTTGCCCTTCAGCTTTCCGCTTGTGATGTCCATGGCGAGCCTGTCCACCTCGGTGAAGATGTTCTGGATGTCAATCTTGGCCTGTCCGATAGCCTTCTTGTTCTCCTCGTAGAACTGCTCCAGTTTGCCCAGCTCCTTCACCCAGTAGTCCACACGCTTCCGCTTCTCCTTGTCCGACAGAGTCCTCGGGTCAACGAGCATATCTCCATACCTCCGCTGGCCTGCCACAAGGGTGGAGGCGAACACACCGTTGCGCAGATAACGTGAGAACACATAGCACACAGGGCAGGGTGCTTGGTATCCGTCCTCCACGGTCTGGTTGTAGATGTCAAGAATCTGACCGACAGTCACACCGTACCCCTGTCTCTTCTGCAACTCGGAGATGGTGTGTATCACCGCCTCGTTCTTCTTGCAGATTCGGGTGATGTCAATGCTCTTGGCATACTGCTCGTCACCATTGTTGTGGACAGAGCGGTACAGGGCCTCGCCCTCCCACATCCACTGGTCGCTCACATAGCTGAATCCCCTGTCACCCTTCTCAAGCAGCCTGTTGACGAAGTCGGCATACTTCTGATAGAACACATCCGGATCCTTCAGCGTTCCGTTGCTCATGCAGATGTCAACCATCGCATTGAGTGCGGAGTCGGTGCGCTTCAGGTCATCCACGGACACCGGGTGGTTCTTGTCGAACTCTCGTCCCATGCCGTCCACGATTTTCAGCTTGCCGTCACTGTCCACCAAAGGATGCATACCAATGCCCACGATGGAGCCTCTCGCACTGTACTTGATTGGCGACTCCTGCCCGTCATAGAGCACACCCCTGTTCCATGGCACGGCTTGTGGGACATAGTCCTTCACCTCCTCAGACAGGCCCTCGCCCAACTCCTCCTGTGTCGGCACACCAGCCTTGTCCGAATACACACGGCTCTCGCTCTCGTCCTCCCTCAGCGAGAATTTCTCGCCTTTTTCCTTGGAGGTTTCAGAGGAATTGGATATATTTGCAGATGATTCCTTGGATTGGGAGAGAGCTGTGTCATCTCCCAACGAAGTTGTGGCAGTGTCCATACTCTTGCCATTTTCCAAGGAGTCTCTTTTTTCGTAAGCCGTTAACAACCAATTTTCTCTTGGTTCTCCCTTATATTCTCTACTTATAACAGCAAAGTGTGTAGGAGATTCTAACTTTATTCGATTATCGCTTTCTTGCACTACATCCATTTTATCAATGATAGACTGCAAATTACCAACAACCTCAGGATGCTTTTTCAATATCTTTGCAAGACCTGTTTTCTTATCACCCCAAACAAGAGATATATCCCCAATGGAATGATGATGAAGTGCAGCAACAGCCTCACCACTACCCAGTTTTTTCAAGAACTTGATAGCAGCCTTAGCCTTTCCCCTAAACTGATTGTAGATATTACCGAAAGCACCAACACCAACAGGTTTCAAGTCCGTTTCCTCCGACTGCGCTTGTTCGTTCTTTACACCCGAGTACTCAGCGAAAGGCTTGGTCTTCCTGCTGCTTGAGTCAAGCCACTTGTCGAAGGCATCCTTGCTCACACCTGTGATGTTGCCGAGACCCTGCCAACCCTTCTCGTAGTTGGAGAGATAAGCCTTCTTGGCATCCTCCTCGGAGTCGAAGCCGTACATCACCTTGTGCTCGTCAAACGAGCCGTCCTTGTTCACTTGGTCTACCACATACACGTTGCCGTTCCAGTTGTCAAGGTCGGCCTTGTCGTTGATGAACATATCAAGATGGTCACCATCCTTGCCGTACGTGCCACGGATGTAGCCGTAGGTGTCGTTCATCTTCTGCTTCCACTCCTTGCCGTCAGCATCCCTGCCCGAGCGGTAAGAGCCTTTCGGATTCTCTATCGTGAAGTCGTAGCCACCGAACTTCACATGACCCTTCTTGTAGTTGCCCGACTCCTTCTGGGCGTCAGAAGGCTCCCTCTCCGTCTCGTCAATGGCAGACTGCAAGCGGAGGGAGAAACTGTTGCCGTTGTTCTGAGCCTCCTCTTCAGCCTCAACCTCCTCCTTCGGCATGGTGTCCACGTATGCCTGTGCGATGGTGTCACGCACATCCCGGAATTTCTCATACAGAGGTGATGTCAAGCCGAGCTTGCCCAATATCCGTGTCAGCACATTCTGTATATGGGCAAGCACTGGATGGCTCAAGCGGAAGGCAATGCTCTTGGCAAGGTCAAGGTTGTTAATCGTGCCACCGATTGCATCTGCGACAACTTCCTCCTCGGCATCCTCAACAGACAGGACAACACCTTGCTTGGCATATGACACTCGCTTCATCATGACAAGATTGTCGAAGTTGCCTTCAGCATTCGCAATCAACTTCTTGCACACATCCTTGAGACTCTGATAAGCCTCATCGTTGTGCGCCTTAATCTCATGCGTCATCTCATGACCGAAGACGGAAGAAAGAGCCTTGTCCGCATCAAGAGCGACATAGATTGTGTTGCTCTTCTGGTCGAACCATCCGTTGGTATCGGCAGTCTGGAGGAACACAAGTTTGACTCCCATCATGTCGGCAATCTTCTGCAAGGTCTTGCGCACACCCTTGCCCATGATGATGTCGGCAACGTTGTCGTCAACCGTGTTCTGATTCACCAACTCTGCACGTTCCTCGTCACTCACGACACGACCTTCTTCTCTTGTCTCGTACTTGTTGTCGTTGAAACTGTCAAGGAATGCCTTCTTCGTGTCATATTCCAGTTGCACTCTCTTCACCGCATCCGCTTTCGCTTCCTGCGCAGCCTTCTTCTCCTTGAAGTTTGCGCCCTCTACCTTTGTCTCCTTTGCCTTGTTGAGCGCATCCTCGGCAGCCTTCACCTCGTCCTCAAGCACTTGTCTTGCATCTTCACCGAACTCGTCACGATAGAAGTCCGCACCCTGCTCGGGAGTCATCTGCTCGTAGGCAGGATTGCCGTCCTCACGCATTGACACAGTCGTGCCGTCACGGAGTGTCACGGATTCGGCAGGTGGCTCAGTGCCTGTTGCAGGCTGAGCCTCATCGGTGGCGGTCGGAGCCTGTGTCTCATCGGATGTCGGTTGTGTCTCGTCAATGGCAGGAGTCTCAGTGTTGTTGTCAACAGGAGCGGTCTCCTCGGTAGTGTTGTCCTCAACAGGAGCAACAGGCGAACGATACTCCTTGTAATCGTCAAGGCTCATCGAACCGTCCGTGGACACATACTTGCGCTTGACAATATACTTTGTCGTGTTGCCGTCCCTGTCAACGACAATGATGCCGAGTCTGTCGTTTGCGTTTCCCTTCTCTTTGCCGTTGTACAAGAAGACTCCCTGCGCATCGCTGAACCGGGGTGCGCCATCCTCGTCCTCAACAGTCACAGGCACAACTCTGCCTGTCTGCTGATTGACGATGCTCTCATAAGGCATATTGTCCTCAGCAGGAGCGGTCTCCTCTGTAGTCTTGTCTTCAACGGATGTGTTGCCCTCGTCAGGACTCACTGGCTCCTCGTCACTTCGCACGTCATCGTTGACTTGCGCTTGATTGCGAGCCTCGTCAGACTGATTGCGCAGCTCTTGCAACTGCTCAATCGTTGATGTTATCTGTGTGCCGTCTACGCTCACGTTGACTGTGCCGTCCTCGTTCTGTGACAAGACCCTGTACTCATGTGTCTGACCATCCTCGCCAAGGACGTGGTACGTTGAGCCGACCCTCACGATGCCGTCAGTCTCAGCCTTGTTGTCGGCAAGCACTCTCTGTCTCGCAGCGTTTGCCTCCTCGTCCATCACCTCGCTGGCTGGTCTCGCCTCGCCAACCTCGGTAAACATACTTGCGTCACCATGCTCTATCTGCCCAGTCTGAGGGTCGTAATAGAGTATCATTCCGCTGCTGTTGCTCTTGTCAATAGAGCCGTCCTCATGAGTCTCAAGGTCACCGCTGACAATATACACCTCTCTGTCCTCCTCGCCTTGCGCTCCTGCCATCTTCGCAGGGCGCACGGTGTCGGTGCTCTTGTCAGTCATCTGACCGACCCTTGTCTCTGCCTCTGCTGCAGCGTTGTCGGCATTGTCCTTCGCCTCGTCCTCAACACCCTGCATCCTCGCACGGCTCATCTGATAATCATAGATTGCATTGTCGGTATCGTCATCCTCGCCTGTCAGTGACTCAAGTTGCTCGTCACTCATGTTGCTCAGCTCCTCCTCGCTGACACCGAGCAGCTGTGCAAGCGATGCGGTCTTCGCCTTCAATTCGCTCTGAGCCTCATGCTTGTCCTCACCTTGAGCTGCACGACCTTCTCCGTATGCGTTCTGTCTTGCATTGTCACGACCCTCAGCCTTGTTCTTCATGTCCTGCAAGTTAGTGCCGTGATAATAAGCAAGTTGCATCGCATAATGATAGATGATTCGCTTCTGCGTGTCGTTGAGGTCATTGTTGTTCTTCACCTCGTCAAGAATGCTCCTTGTCTCACGCTCGTCAGCGTTGTCAATCCTGTCCTTGATTGACCCCCACTTACCTCCGAGCACGGTCTGTCCGGCTGCGTCCGCCCTGTCAAGAGCCTTGCCTGCACGATACCTGTATGTCGCATATCCTGCCGTGTTCACTCCGCTCATGATACCGCACATGAGCGCAACAGAGAGGAAGGTGTCGGTGTTGATTTTCTTGTTGAAGACACCTGTACCGGGAGCGGAATCCCATGTCATGTCGCCTACCGTCAGGGCGTTGGCCATGTTGCCCATCACCTCCTCGGCATACTCGCCAATCATGCCGTCCCAGTGCGTCCGCTCTTGGAATTGACGGAATGACTTCGACCATGCCTCAGTCGGATATTTGTTGAAAAAATTCAGAATCTTGTCATACCCGAATGCCTTGTTCGCTCCCTTGCCTACAGTCTTGCCGAGCCAACCGCCTATGTCTCCGATGCCGGGAAGATACTCTCCCCACATCTCTGATGCCCATTCAATCGCATTAGACATATGAGCCTTGTACAATGATTCTGAAGGAGTCTCCTTCGGCTTCTCAATCACATAGCCTCCATGTCCGTCACTCTTGATATCTCCTGTCTGTCTGTTGATGTAGTCCGCCATTATCTTGCCCTGCCCGAACAATTCCGCACCGACACCAGCCTCCACCAAGTCCATGCCGACTCTCGTTCCGTACTTCGCAATGCTTGTAGCTATCTTGCTTGTCAAGCCTTTTCCGAATTTTTTAAGCGACCATCTTGCTATGTTCTGTACTGCCTTCTTCGCTGCGGCCTTGCCGATTCCGTTAAATGGATTGGCGAACATCGCAGCTATGAACCGTGCGTTCTCCGCAAGCCCTACACCTGCTCCGTACATACCCCCGAGCGCATCGCTATGCTCGTCCTGTATTGCATTCTGTACGACAACAGCAGCAAGCAAGTCATCGTCTTGAGGTGTAGCTACACCCCTTGACCACCTGTCCGCAGCGTTATAGACGGCTTTTGCATCACTTGCTGCGCTCAATCCTGCGAAATCATAGGTGTCAATATTTTTCATACCTCGCACCGCTCCTCGCACCGCTCTGCCGACCTTGCCTTGATTGCCATGAAGCCAGTTCAGAGACTCGTTGATGTCTCTGATGTTCGTTTCTGCCTTGTTCGCAGCAGCACGTTCGTTCATCGTGTATGCAAAGTCATTCCTTGTCTCATCATTCATACCTCTTCTGATATCTAATGATGCACGTCCCCAGTCTCTTGCGAACGCAAGAAAAGGATGCTCACGTCTGAATCGCTCACGCTCCTTGTCCGTCTGTTGCAATTTTTCAAAAATATTTGCGTTCGCCCTGTCAAGGATAGCCTGTTGCCTATTCTTCTCATTATACAGTCTCCATGCCTCTCGTTCGTTCTTGAACTTGTTGAGATGCTCCATCATGTCCTGTCGCTGAACCTGTCCCCACGTACCTTGCGCTGACTCGGAGGCAAAATGATTCGCTCCGCTCATGTAGTCCTCGTAAGCGTCCTTGTAATTCTTGCGCAAGAACTCATCTTCAACCCGATTTTGGTTAAAAATTTTTACTGCTTCATTGGGGTCTATGTCGGTCAGTCCTTGCTCCTTCAGCTTGCCAACATCCTCCTTAACTCGCTTAGCAGCGTCAGCAGGAGACATAGAGTACAACTCATCTCTCAATGCGTCATACGAGCCGTTGACGTCAGGTCTGTATCCTATCTCATGCAGAGCTGCGTCAGACAAGTTAGCGGTTGACTCGTCAAAGTTTTTGTAAAGATTTTCGATATCAATCGCATTCTGAGCCTTAACCGCCTCGGTCTCGGGAGTACCGACAAGATATCTGTCTGTCGCTGCGAACTTTTCGCCCTCTGTCGTGTAGAGGTCACCTGTGTCGGGGTCTTTGATGAGGTTGTCGTTCTTGAGCGGATTCTTGACATTGAGCGACATATCCACTTTAGTCTTCAGAGGCTTCTTCGCTTTGTCAAGCATTTTCTGCGTGTTGAGCTGTACAAACCTCTGTCTATCCTTCGACAAGTCAACGATTCCCTGCGCCTTGTCAATCGCACGTTGCTTTGCCTCGTCAGTGTGATTGAGCGAGTAAGCACCACGGAAGGCATTGATATCCTTGAAGTTAGGACTGTCAATGCCTGCCTTTTTATAGTTGTCGAACACCAACTTCTGGTATCCGTCACCCATCATTCTGTGACGGAATTCTGAAAAACTCGGTGTCGCTGCCTTGAACATCTTGTATTCAACGGCATCATTGTAAAGTTTTTTGATGTTGTTCTCAACAGTCTTTCTGTCTGCCATATTTCGTCTTATTATAAGTTCCTGCTACGTTGTTTTATGTTCTGTTGCTGCCTCGGCACAGGCTTGTTCTGCGTCTTCGGCTTGCTCGCTGACCGGGTTGAAGTCTTGTTCTGCGTCTTCGAAGGAGCGTTATGCAGCTTAGGCTTAGATTGATGTGTTGAGCTTCCAAAGCCAAGCAACTTCCCGACAATAAAGCGTATGTTCGTGTTGTTAGGTTTTTTTATCGCCCCATGCGAATCTTCAATAATCTTGTCAACCTTCTCTTCAGCTGTTGGGTCTTCGTCCATCATCGTCAAGAACGTATTCCACACTCCTGTCAGATTGCTATCGTTATTGCCTCTGCGCTTCGCCTCTTGCAATCTTGCCCAGCCTAATGCCTGCATTGCTTCCCAGTGTTTTATCTGACCATCTGCCAGTTTTTTCTCTATTTCCAGTTTTAAATTGTTATAATCCTTATCGTTCTGTATCTTCTTCTCGTATATATTCAACTTTCTGTCGTTCTGATCCATTCTTCTGTCTGACTGTCCTGCCTTCCTGTCATTCAGATTCTCCATCGTCTTGTTGTGCCTCTTAGTCTCTGCTTGTTGCTCGCTATATCTGCGTGATTGCTCGTCCAACGCTTGCGCCTTGAGGTATCCATTCAGCCACGCATACTTGTTCTCTTTGTATTGTTTTTTCAACAATTCTTGACGAGCGTTATAAGAGTTAGTGAGGTCTGTCTTCGGGTCGTGGGGGATGCCCACACCCTTACTTCCGTAATAGATTCGTGCAATTGCGTTGAGTCCGTCAGCGATGCTTCTCGCAATGCGCTCACGCTTCTCCTTTTTCTCCCTCAGAGCCTGCTGTTCCGGGGTCTCAACGACCTCGGGATTGAGTGCCTTGTACATATCTACATACGACATCGTCCTCGGCTGAGACTCTGTGTTATCTTCCTTAGTATCAGTACTATGAGCATCATTATACAATGGGCCGTCAGGGTCATTCCGCAACTCGTCCTCGGTAAAGGTATAATCCTCCTCCTTGATGCCGTTGTCGCTCTGTTGAGGTTGCGACAGACTATCATCTGTCTGAGTCTGCTGATGTTGAGATTGCGCCTGTGCCGTGTTAGTAGTCTTGTTGCCGTCAGCAATCGCTCTAGCCTTCGCACGTACGTTCGCCTTCTTCTCATCCTTGAGTCTCTTTTTGTCAATTTTTTTATTCTCCTCAACGATGCCCTCATCCGCCTTCTTCATCTCATCGTTGCCACGCTCCCTCTTCTCCATCACCCGGGGTTGCGCAACTTGCTGATTTCCAACACTTTGATTTGTTGTTTGATGGTTCTGACTGACAGGTTGTGGAGTCGGTGTGTTGGACGGCTCTGATTGCACGTTGATTGATGATTGAGGTTGTGTCTGCTCATTGAGCATATTAGTCTCGCTTGTGCGGATGCCTTGACCTATTGCGCCAGCCTTGACCTCAGTCTTCTTGTTTTGTAAAAGATTTTCCATATTCAATCCTCCTATGCTATGCTCGTCCCCATCTTGCCGAGCTGCTCGTCATCATATATGCGTACATTACCCTTGTCAATGCTTGAGTCTACATTGCCCTTGAGCGTTGTGTTAGATGATGTCGTACTTGTCTTAGACTTGCCCTTGATGTCGTCAAGCGTGTCAGCTATAGACGATGCAGTTGACAACGCAGAGCCGATTGTGCTCGCCCCTGCTGCTGCCTCCTGCGCCCTCTGCTGCTGCTCACTCTGCTCAATATTGCGCTTGTTAGCGAGATATTGTTGCTCAATGTTGTCCTTGCGAGCCTCGTTCGCTGCGACAATCTGTGCAGTAGCGTCCGCTGCAGTCTTAGCGTTAGCCTCTCTCGTTGCAGTCACAGAGTCATCCGTGCCCCCCATCACCGCCTGTCTGCCCTTCGCTGCCTTGTTGCGATTGCGTATCTGCTCGCTCATCATCGTCAGCATACGTACTGCGTCAGCACGTTGCAGGGGGTCTTCGTTGTACTTGCGATTGTACCATGCCTCGTTGTCTTTTTTTTTCCGCTCAAGAGCCTCTCTCTGAGCCTTGCGAGCCTCGTTGCCGGAAATTCCGTTGGCGATTGCAGAGCCTAACGACAATGCTCCGCCTATAATTGCTCCTATCATAACTATTTGATTTTCAAATTGTTAAATGTATACATTAATAAATATCAATCAGAAGCAAAGATAGTTGATTATATTTGCGTCATCATTTTATTTGTTAATATATTTGTTTTGTAAAAAGTTATGACAGAAGACAGAGAATCAGACGGAAGATTGCGGAAGGGACACAAGTATCTCGGGGGCGGTCGCAAGCCGGGGCAGCAGAATGCTGTGAAGAAGGAATTACGTGAGTTACTGAGACAATTCTCCGTTGAGAATTATCAAAAATTTTTACTCGCAATGGAAAACTGCGAGGCTAAAGACTATTGTCGCTATTACATTGAAGTGCTCAAGTTCAACGTACCTGCGTTGCAGTCTATAGACTTAAGCGCACAAGAGTCGTTGCAGCGTACAATCGAAGACAGACTGCTTGCACTGTCGAAGAAGAATTAATGTATACGCACACGCACACACACGCTATATATAATAATGTGTGCGGTATCCACAATTGTGAACAGAAGTTAAATGTAACAGATAAAATACATTTTTCTCGGATTTTATTTGTTACATTCATTTTTTTGCATTACCTTTGCATCAGAAAAATAAAAACAAACAATAATCATTCAGCCCTACCGCAGCACGGACAAGCGGAACAACATGAAGGTACAGAATTATGATTACACAAGTGACAATCTCTTGACAAGTGCAGCAGGATACATCGCAGAAGCAGGCTCCTGCGGAGAGTACATGACAGAAGCAACTAGCATCCTCGGTCTTGAGTATGACGATGACGATGACGATGTCTGGGCTGACATCTACTTCAGTACGAGTGACGGAAAGCAGTACGCTGTATGCGCAGATGGAGACGCTACAAGTACATCAACAAAATTCTATTACAAAGAGCTTGAGTACGATGAGTACGTACACAGCGACAAGTATAACGATGAGTTCTGGAATAAGGCGGAACAGGAAGTAGAATGGTGTGACGATGAGGACATCACAATCGTTGACGCAGAAGACGGACGTGAACTCGCTGATGACGAGAAGGACAACGCTGACGAGATATGCGGTCACAACTATGAGATAACGTACAAGGGTCAAGACCCTGCTGTCATTGACGATACAGACAACGTAGAGAGTAGTGACGATGCGTTCAACGGATTCGCAAGAGCGTGCGATGATGTGAAGATATGTGCGTACCTCGCAGGATTGAGACATATGTACGATACTGGCGACAACAGATACTATTTCGTGTAGCTTCATTAATCGTCAATTAATTCAGTTAACACTCGTTAAGTGCTTATTAACAACTAAGATAAAAGTAAATATTTTAAAAACAGACATTATGCTTACAACAGAATATCTTAAGAGCGCAATAGAGTTAGCAGAGAAGAACTGCTCAGGTAAGAGTATCGAATATACGATAGACGAAGTTAAAGAGTTAAGCGAAGAAGGCGCATATCTTGTCATCGCACACTCTGAAGATTGCGAGACATCCTTTGTCGCTTACGAGGACGGCACCTGTTACTTCCTGTCGGATTGGCAGGGCGCATATCCTAAGACCGAGGATGAGATAAAAGATTTTGACAATTGGGTGACAATCAACTGGGAGTCACTGCCCATCATCTTCAACGGCTTACCACGCAGACTTTTGTAAAATAAAAATACCAAAAATTATGGCATACTTAAAAAAAGAACAATACGAATACAGAAGAGAGTCGGCAGCTAAGCGTAATCTCTCTAACGAGGAGATAGCAACGCAGAACGGAATGAGCGAGGAACAAGCTGAGTTAATATCTAAGTTGTGCTCTATGCGACATGAGCTGCACTGCAATATAGACTCATATGTTGAGAGTAATGACCAGCTTGTTCTGCGTGATTGGAATCGCATTGAGGAGGACATGATTGATGCCGGACTGCCGGCTCTGGGTGTCTACAATATGATGACGGACATTGACGACATAGATGGACTTATGCACGATTACGGTGAGGATGTACCTGACTCTGACTCTGATGACTTCCAAGGCTGGTACGATGACAACTACAATCGCATAGCCGAGTGCTGGTCTGACGTCAACAAGACTATAGAGGATTATCTTGCAGAGATTGACAAGCGGTATGGAACGTCATGGTGCCCGACTGGCGCACTGAGGAATTTCTAAATTGTAAAAAAAAATGGACAACGAAAGATTCACACTCAAGCCTGCCCGGAAGCGAGACTTCTGGGTTGCTACAGACAACGACAACGGCATATCAATCACGTTCCGTGAGCACGACTTCAACAACTCACAGGAGGTCAACCTGGCACGAGGAGACACATCTATGAGCGTTGACAAGGCTACTAAGATAGCGACATACTTGCGAGAGATTGCGGACTGGTTGCGCAAGGAGCATTACGATATAGCGATGCCGTCACTGCTTGTTCAACGTGAGCGCATAGGACAAGCGATACGCAGTTTCCGTCAGCAGCGAGGCATGACGCAGCAGGAGCTTGCTGACGCAGCAGGAGTCACTCGCCCCAACCTCGTCAGGATTGAGGCAGGGAAATACTCAGTCGGATTCGACATCCTGTCTAAGTTGGCCTACGCACTCGGAGTTGAGATAGAGCTGAGATAGAGTCTAACAGACAGATAAAAGGGTTGTATCAATCAATGATACGACCCTTTTCTTTTGTCTTCATTCAGCGTCAATTACGACATCACGTTGTCAAGCAGCGACACTGTATCATCCTTCTTCTTGTCAATAATCTTAGCGTATATCTCCGTTGTCGCTATTCGATTATGCCCCAATAACTTTGATGTCGTATATAGGTCTGCCCCCATCGTGAGCATAAGGGTAGCGAACGTGTGCCGGGCGCAATGAAACGTCAAATCCTTTTGAATTTTCGCCAGATTCGCCAATTCCCGAATGTGTCTTGAGATTGTCTTCCGTTCCGGGGCATCAGAGAACACAAGAGAATCGGGGTTGTCATCCGTCCGCTCGGGAAGCCATCTGAGAGCCTCTTCCGGGAGTCGGAATGCCACTTGAGCACCTGTCTTGAGGGTACGCTTGACGAGCCTCACACACCTGTGTCCCTGCTCGTCCGTCTCCTCACGCAGCTCACCCCACTTCAGCGAGCGTATGTCCGAGATGCGCAGTCCGCAGAAGCATGAGAAGAGGAACATATTGCGAGTGTAGATATGCTTGTCCACGGCAGCGAAAGCCTTGACCTCTTCGATGCTGAGGTACGTGCGTTCATCCGACTTGCCCTTGACCTTCTCCGCCTTGTCAAGTTCAGTGTAGGGATTCTTCCCGATGATTCCGTGCTTGACCGCATAGTTGAGTACCGAGTTGAGTTCAGTGATGTACAGACTTATCGTATTGTCCGACAGTGTTCCCTTCCGTCCCCTTGTTGCCTTGAGTCTGTCAATGACGTCAACGATGAACTCCCTGTCCACAGACTTGACCTTGACATTGTCTCCTGCCCAGTTCCTTATATGATTGTAGCACAATCTCATAGAGTTCCGTGTCACCTCTCCCTTAGTCCGTCCGACAACATCGAACAGTTCCTTGAGCGTGATGTCACCGTTGTAGGATTCCATGTTCGCCTTGCCGTAAGTAATGTCAAGTATTCTTTGAGTCTTGATAGCCTGTGCGGCCTTCATCGTTGCCTCGTTCCTTGCCTTCGCCATCCGTGCGTCCTTGCCGGACTCGGGCAGTAGATACAGCTTGAGAAACTCATATCTCCTCCTTCCGTCCTTGTAGATGTCAAGGTAGAGCGATTGGCTTCCGTCAGCGAGAGTCTTCGCCCTCAGTCTGACAGGTTCTTTCACCTTCAATGTACGTCCCATGTCTTGATTGTTTTAGTATCCGCAGCAAAGGTATATAAAAAGTAGATACGCTCCAAGAAATTGAGTAACAAAATGGTAACATATCAGTAACAAAAGCACACCATATACACACCATAATGTCACCAAATATACTTAGCAGAACCCATATACCTCAATTTATAACGTGCTTATATTCAGATGTTTGTGTTGTGAATACAATGGTGGTAATAATTAATGGCACACTAAGCATCCGTTAGTGGCACATATTTCACAACGTATTGTATTACAATAATTTATAAATCAATAATTCTTTTTGGTAACAAAATAATCACAAAAATTCAGTACCTTTGCATCATATTAAATAAGTATACATATGATATTAGGTTCACACAATTCACTCAGCTATCTGCGCCCGAAGCGATGGTGGATGCGTCCGTTCGCCTTCATGGCGAGATGTCAGCGAGTCAATCTCGCACAACAATATGCTACAGGAGTGAGACTCTTCGACCTGCGTGTCTGGTTCGACAAGACAGGTGACATCCAAGTCAGACATGGACGTATGCTCTATGATTTCAACATTGACAAGGTTCACAATAT